GCGTGGGTTAGCTATACCGGCAGTGCGTCCGCAAGCCACTACGTAGTGCTTGAGCAGCGCATTGAGGACGTGCGTACCTTCGCAGGTAACACCGTGGTCGTTACCTTCCTGGTATTCAATGCCGGAGCAGCTGGGCGGAAGATCGCTGTAGAGTTTGGACAGAATTTCGGCGGCAGTGGCGGCTCGCCAAGCACGTCTGGTATTGGAGCCGCAACGTATACGCTTGCAGCAGGCGTGAACGCTATTACCCACGCCGTGCAGATACCATCTATTTCTGGGAAAACCCTAGGAACCACTCACACGGGGTATCTAATTCTCACGCTTTGGGCGTCAGGTGGTTCTGACTTCAACGCGAGGAATGCGTCTCTCGGGCCGCAGACGGGTGATGTGCATTTCGCTCAGGTGCAAATTGAACGTGCAGCTGCTACGCCGTTCCAACGCCGGCTGCCGGCCGTGGAGATGATGCTTTGTCAGCGCTACTACGAAAAGAGCTACGACCTGAGCTCCGCCCCTGGCGCTGCCGTAAATCCTGGCCGTGAAGCGCACGCAATGTCAGGTGTTCTCGCCTCGACGTGTTGGGCCACCGTCCGTTTCACGCAGCGGAAGCGTAGCGTACCTTCCATCGTTGTCTACCCGGCAAACAGTACCGGCGGAAGTCCTGGCAACGTTGCGCAGAACGATGGATCTCTCGTTCCAGCCACCGTCGAGAACGTAGGTTCGTCGGGGATGCAGGTAGCCTGGGGCAACTCATCAGGTAAATTCGGCGGCTGGTTCCATTGGACGGCAGACGCGGAGATTTGACGTGTACCGGCTCACCGATAGTCCAGATATTCTTTACTGCATCGAGACTGGAGCGTTCATCCCCCGCGACCACTACCTTTGGCCCACCAAGTGGCTAGACGAAGGGAATGCGCCGCTTCCGGTACCGCCACCATACGAGCTTCACTCGCCCGAGCACTACCGCGCAATTCGTGCGGCCGCCTGGGCTTGGATGACTGCCGAGGTGAACGCCCGTCAGTACGACAGCATCGAGACGTGCGTGGGCTACTTCAATAGCGGTGTTGAGCGGTACCGTCTGGAGGCCCGTGCACTGGTAGCCTGGCGCGATGCAGTAAATCAGGCCCTTGAAACCCTGGTGTTGAATCCGCCTGCCGGCATCGAGACTTGGGAGCAGGTGCGTCCGCTTCTTCCGCAGCCTGAAGCGTTCCCATGGCCCACGAGTGTAGAGCTCCCGTTGGAGGCTGGTGACGGCCCCACTGCTCAACTTTGATCAATCTGAGAGGAACCCAGCCAGTGGCCGGAAAGATCGACCCGGCGACGGGCCTGCAGGACCAGCAACGGCGGTTCGCGGACGAGTACCTGGTTGACTTCAATGGCACCGCCGCCTACATGCGCGCCGGTTACAAGGCCACCGGCGCCGCGGCCAGCGCCGCTGCCGCGAGGCTGCTGGCCAACGCCAAGGTGCAGGCCTACCTGGCCGGCCGGAAGGAAGAGCTGCTGCTGTCTCAGCGGGTCGATCAGGAGGCGGTTTTGGCCCGGCTGGCTTTCATGGCGCTGGGCGACATCCGAACCCTGTTCGACCAGCACGGCAACCTCAAGCCGATGAGTGAGCTCACGGTCGAAGAGGCCAGCCT